GTATTATCTATAAAAGGTTATTTGTTGTAAATTGTATATAGTTTGCTGCATTATTTGTTTGTTGAATGTGTATAAACCAATCTCCTTTTACTCTTGCAAACATTGCAGATATATCTGCTACAATACCACTGGTTAAATCATCTACATATAACTGTGTAATAGAAGCAGGTGTAGCACTATTTGCTCTAAAGTTACCATTACCTGGGTCAGTTGCTGCTATATTTGTTTCAAATTTCCATTGAAATACTTCTGTTTGTCCTCCAGCAACTACATTAGTAAAACTTGTTTTACCACCACCAGCTAATAATACCTCTTCATCTGTTCCATCAGTTGTTTTATATCCAGGAGTTATTGGTATAACTGATGGTGAAATTAATCCTGCATTAGTTGCATCACTTACAGGTATAGTAATATTTCCAGCAGCATCAGGAATAATGTTATTTACAGATGTAGGTAATACATAAGTACCTGTAGGTTTCTCAGGATATCTGTATACAGCAAATCCAGGAGTAGTTTTATCCCATTGAAGTTCATTAGATGCAGTACTACCATTTGTCCACATTGCGTGTGCAAGATTTAACTCAATATAGTTTCCACCTGATACACCAAATTCTATAACTCCATCATATGCTACACTAATATACTTACCAGTAGCTGTCTCACTTAAATCTATACTCTTATCTACTGCACTACCACTTACATTCAATACTGCTTGTAAATTAGGTGTAGTACCACCACCAGATGGTGTTTGATTCTTCCACAATTTAGTTGCATCATCATATACAATAGTCTGTCCTGTTGTAGGAGCAGTAATTGCCACATCTACAAGTCTGTCTAACTTGAAAGTATAAGCAACACTTACTAATATTCTACCTAATGTGTTATGTGCAGCTACTACAGTTCCTAAAAATATTACATTATTTGGTGATACAGGTGGAACATTTGTTATTGCACCTAATGTATCAGCAGAAAGAAATAGTTTATCTCCTTCAGTAAATGTTGCAGGAGGTACATTTAATCTCTCAATAATACCACTTGTTACAACTCTTCCTTCTGCATTATTATTAATATCATCTTCTGTGATACCAATAGCAAGTGAAGTAGCAATATTTGCATCTGCTTTTGCTAAAGCAATAGTAGGTCTGTTACCTTGTGCACCATCAATATACACCACAGAACCTTTTGGTATAATTTCACCTGATCTATTAAGTACAATTACTTCCAGATTTTCATCAGGAGGTAACTGCACAAGTCTTCTTGATACAGTACCTATACCTACAAGTGCTACTGTTGGAGTAACATCTGTTACTATATTAGGAAGAAACACATTATCTTCAAATGTAATAGGTCCTTCTTTGAACTCAGGTGTTAAACCTGTTGCATGTATAACATTATCATCCTCTGCTTTATCTGCTACTTCTAATTGTAAAGCAACAATATCAGCTTCAATATCAGTAATAGCACCTAATGATACCTGTATCTCTCCAAAGTTTGAATTTATCTTTATAAAACCATCTCTGAGTAGGTCTCCTGTACCATCATTTGGAGCAGCACCCACATTCACAAATTGTATTGCCATGATTCTTTATATTTAATAATTAAAATTAACAACCACCTCTTTTCTTGAGTGACCAGCCACCCACATTTATTCTATTGCCACCACTTCCACAAGAGGTTGAAGATGCAGTATATTCAGGAATAGATTGATTAGGTAACCACTTAAATAAATCTCTCTCATATGCATTATGCAGTTTCTGTGCTGCATTAACAAGATAATCTACTTCTTCTTTAGATACTGCTTGTGCATTATCTGTATTAAGTTTGGTTATACCTGAATTGCCAACAAAATAAGCACCTGACTCTATATAAAGAGCTGTACTCCCATGTATCACCATTGGTTGCACATATTCTTCATATAATTCCAAATACACACCTACAAGAGAATTACTTGCGAAATCTGTACATAATTTATCATATAAAGTTTTACCTAAAATAGGTTTTAGGTAAGTTGTTTGGTATGCCTTGACAGCAGGATTCATTCTATCTACGTCAGTATTTCCACTGATTATTGTATTTTTAACAATATCATTATTTTTTACAAGCAATACAGTTTCCATAATCAACAGTATATAAGGTTAGTATTATTTTTTCTTGCACCAACTAACTTATTAGACAAACTTCTTCTGCTTATACCTAAAGCAATTGCTGCTTCACCACATGAAGTATAAAATATTCCTGTAGAAGTGTCTAAAACTAATTTGTTTTTAGATTCTGATATTTTTCTACCAACTTCTGCAGGTACAATTTTACCTATCATTGCTATTCTTTTCTTCTCACTACTCTCCTTAGACATTATTTTTCCTGTTTGAACAATTCTGTTTCTCTCATTCATTTCAGGTGTTCTTTTTTTGCCTAAATTACCTATTGACTTTTTCTGTCTTGTTATATCACTATCTTTTCTAGGTAATTCATCTGTTTCAGTCAACATACAGTTTAAACCATTTTTAGAGAGCACATCATATTCATCTTGCCAAAATCTCTCTCTACTATTAAGTTCTTCAATAGTACATTCCTCAACAATTTCAAATTTATGGTTTATATAACCATATTTTATAAAGGAAGCGTGTAATCTTGTCTGCTTTTTAAGAGAGTCTATTCCTTTATAACTGGTAAATCTCTTATGAATATCAACAGATTGACCAATATAAACTCTATTGGAAGGACTTGTTATTTTGTAAATACCTATCATAATGCTTTATTATTTAAAGTTTTAACACCTTCTTCTTGTACAAGACCAGGGTTATCTGTATTCTTGGTTGTATCAAGTTTTTCTTCAGAGAAATCTTTGAAATCAATTTTTACATCTGGATTATTGTATTTTAGTGCTCTTTCAAGACCATCTAAAATTATCTCACGCAGTGGATTTATCTGATTTCTATACAATATCTTTAATGACATAGCCATTTGATCTGCTGTAGAAGAGAATCCTGTTCCTGTTATAATTCCAAAGAGTCCTGGGTCATTAATTTTGTGACTCATAAGAATCTTATCTCTGCAATTTACACTTAACCACTCAAATTGCTCATATGCATTAGTGATTTCAATAGTATTTACAGTAGTTTCATTCTCTTTGTTGTTATTAAAACTGATAATTATATTACCTGCATTACTTGTGCCCTTGGTTTTACCCAGTATTGCTCTTTCTGCTTCTTCCTGTGCTTCATCATTTTCAGGAACTCCCTGATTTACATTAATAACCTTTCCAGCACTGAAGTTATTCTTGATATAAGTAATACAATAGTTTGACATTTCCTCTTCAGTCTCTGCTGCTTGCAGTCCTGACACATAGTCTGGTAGAGCAAACAGAGGTTCAGCACTAGGTATCTTAACATAGAGTATTTCTTCATAATCTATTTCACCTAATTTTTTATCAGTATTACCAAGTCCAAAAGCAGGTATCTTTTTAGGTGGAAATTTACTTCTTAACTTCCAGTCAAAACTATACCAATATGCTTGAGGTTCTTCAGTAATATCTGGTTGCTGTGCTATTGCAAGTTGTTTTACAGGTATGAAGTACATTTTTGCAATAGATTTTCTGTCTTTGCTATATACTATCTGTAAAGCATAAGCACCTTGTTTCTTTAAGTCTTTTACCATCAATCTTGCATCACTTCTTGATATGATACTGTAAATATCTACTCCTGAGGCTATTAAACCTTCACCATATATATAATTTGATATACCATCTATTACTGCTTGATTTGTGGGTGAACCAACATATCTATCCTCCACATATTGAAAGAAAGAGTTATCTGCACCATTAGTTATATATGATGTAGATTGCTGTAATAAAGCAGTGCTCTTAGGTCTAACGTAGTTGTTCATTTGTATAACACTCACTTTAGACTGTGGAAGGTTTTTATTTATAACTTTTTTCATAATTACATTATTATTACTCCATTACTATCTGGATATGTTAATTTATAGTCCTCTACTTTCTGTACAGATGTTGCATATGCTTTATCTCTGTAAAGTAATGCTCCACCATGACTGTCCTTTCTCACTGTTAATTCAAAACTATCACCTTCCACCATTCCTAAGATAGGAACATTAAACTGTAAATAACCTTTAATATTGATAGCAGGACTGCTGAATTGTGTTGTCTTAAATGTGAGTTCATTATATAAAGTCACATATACAGTGTTTACCATTTCTCTTGGTATTATTTTTATGAATGCAGTACCACCACCATCTGCTGTAATCATATCACAGGTGAGTATAGCATTATCACATGTGTATAATGTACTGTCACAGGTGAGGAATTGTGTACCTAAATAATTAATTACTTTCATAGCTATTGAATTATAATCTAAAGACAGATAAAAAGTGTTTTGTACATAATAAAAAACCCCTCAACTTTTAATTAAGGGGTTAGTTGATATATTTTACTACTATTAGGTGATAACAGTCACATCTACACTCACAGTATTACCTGCAGAGTTAGTGTAATACATTGTTGCTACACCAGCAGATACACCAGTTACAGTACCAGCATTAAGACCAGTTCCAGTTACAGTTGCAATGGTAGGTTCTCCAGATATCCAAGTGTTTGTAGCTCTTGGAGTGCCACTTCCTGTTAATACAAGAGTAGCAGGCATATCTACTAAGAATGAACCTGTTGCAGAAGTTATGAAAGGAGTATCTTCACTAATAGTTGTTGTATTAGTATTTTGAAGTAATCTGTCTCTTGCAGCATCAGCTAAGTACCAGAATGGTTCTGGTTCTGTACCTGTGGCAGTCATGGTATAACCATTTAAACTGTCAATTGCACCACCTACACCATTTGTACCAGTGATTTCTGCTCCATTCTTTTTACCTATCATTACAAATTGACCAGTATTTAGTTCTGCAACTAATATAGGTCTTCCCCATGCCATTACTTTCAATTCATACTCCATCTCTGCAGATAATCTGGTTAAGATGAATGTAAGAACCTGTGTGAATGATGTAGTACCAGTATCTCTGCTACTTGCAATAGTTTGTTGCAGACTATCTCCTGTATTTTTCACTGCGTACTGGAATACTTTACCAGTAATTCCAGGTGTTGATAATGGAAATAGAGTAGCATCTAATGCAGTTATTACCTGAGAACTTCCAAGTTCAATGAAAGGATCTGATGTTGCTAATGGATAAGCATCATCATAGTTTATCAGGAATATATTTCTAATCCCAGAAACCACATCCTTACAGGCAATGCTTCCCTTAGATTTTGTTATTTTACAAGCCATGATATATATAATTTTATATTGTTATTAAAAAAAAGGGAAGGAAGAAAATTGTCCTACCTTCCCTTAGGTTCTTTAAATCAGTTCAGAATTAAGGAATAACTCTTCCCCACACAACTTCTGCACCAAAACTATATCCTACAGCACCTGTATATGCAATTTTGGTTCTGATGTTACCATCAAGTCTGTCTTCATCATCAGACACTCTTACTTGGTTCCATTCATTGTTTAAACCTGTTGCAAATACTACATTTTTTACTCTGTATGCTACTACTGTATCAGTAGGTAAACCTCCAAGAGATTCCATTCTGATACCAGCAAAGTTCAAGTCTTTCATACCTACTGTAGTGTTATTACCCATAGAAGCTTGTGCTTCAGAGTATAATTTTGCTACATTGTATGATACTCCCATAACTACATCTGGCTCTCCATAAAGAGCAGCAGGAATTGCATCATATACTTGCTCAATAGCAGCAACTACATTTGCTTTTGTTAATGCAGCAGGGAAATCTATGTCAATAACTGCAGCATCTGCAAGCCATTGTGGTAGTAAACCAAAGAAATCATTTGCTCCATTTGCACCATTCCAAATCTGGTCTTCTATGATTGCTCCTAAAGAAGAAGTCATTGCATCTAAGATTGCTGATAAGATATCTTCTGGAATAGGACCATCTGATTCAAAAATACCTGCTTGGTAAGCCTGTACAGTAGATGCAAATTCATCTTTACAGATTTCTTCATCTACTTTGAATTTTTTAGGAGTGATTACCCTATCTATATAGGTAAGACCTCCAATAGGAGTGAAACCACAAGTATAAGCAGTTTGAGCAGCAGCATAACTAACTCTAGGAAGAACAGCAGTTCCTACTACATTAGGTAATACAGTAATCATTCTCTTATTTATGGTGTCCACTTTTTTGTACGCCTGTACAAGAACTTCTGCTGCTTCTGCAAGAGCTAAAGAAGTTGTGATAACATTTGCCATGATAATAATTTTTTAATATTAATATTATTTTTTATGATTTGCTGCAATTCTGTTGAATTTATCCATTGCAGTTTCCTTATAATTTTTGTTTTCATTAGATTTTAACTTATCTACAGCAGGTGCTGCAGATAATGTGTCAATCTGAGTTTTTAGAGTTTCAATCTCCTGCAGAGAGGACAAATTCTGTGCTTTGAGTGTTTCCACTTCTGCTCTCAGGTTCTCTACCTCTTGTATAATCTCTTCATTAGAAGTAATCACACCATTTTCATCAGTTGTGATTCTGTGACCTTCAATATCTGTAGTCTGTGAAGTATATAATTCTCCATTAAGGAATAATTCATCACCCACAGAGAAACTCTCACATGTAAATACATCACCATTCTCCATAACAACTTCTACAAGTTGTCCTTCAAGATTTTCATCTGTAGGAGGTGGATCAATAACTACTTCTTGTTCCTCAACTACAATCTCTTCAGCAGGTATTGCTTCTGAAGACTCAATTGCTCCTGTATCATCTGTTTTAAATATGAACCCCTCAAACTCAAATTCAATATTTGGTAGTGGTTTCATATCTGCATCATATACTATGTTGCCAATCTTTAATTCCTCAACTGTGATTGTACCATAATCTTCAGTTGGAATTTCTAATATTAGTTGTGTTTCCTCAGACATGAGACGCACAAGCTTTTTAAGTAAATTCATGTTATTATCTTTTATGTTACTAAAACCATATTTTTTTGCTTGTTCTTTGCAATAATCACAAGTATCTTCACCTGTGGTAAACTTACCTGTTTTTCTATTGTATTCACATTGACAGTTGTCATGCCAAGGAGGTTCATTTCTTGCTCTTCTCTTAGGTATATAAGCAAGTTCATCTTTTTTAACTTTCTTTAATATACCATCTATAGAAAATCCATTGAGTTCTTTATTTTTAATCTTCTGTAGAACTTCATCATCCTCTACATAACCTGAAACCATCCAGGTACCTTTAGGTACATCAAAACCAAGAGCATTTGCTTTATCATTTGAAGGGTCTCCAACAATCCATGTCTCAACAAAAGTCAGATTCTCAATCTGCTTCCCATAATCATGGTTCTCAGTTGAGTTTTGCTGGTATCCACTTTTGATAAACTGTCTTGAAAACTTAGCAATATCTTCTTCAGTAAACACTAAGTAGTAATACTCTTTAGTCTGTTCATCATATCTCAGTATCTTTTGTTCAGGTACCAGGACAACTCCAGTTACCAATCTTTTTTCCTCATCTACTACAGATAATACTGTATGAGATTCTGGTATTTTTGATAATCTTACAAACATAAATTCATTAGCAGGTAAATCTACTAGACTAATAGCAAATACTCCTTCAAATTCTTCATCAAAGACTGCTAAGTATTCAGGTAATTTTTCCATTGTGTATAGTATTATATGGTAAAGACACACACTTCTTGTTTTGTAAAAAATAATCTGCCATTATGTCACTATGACAGTAATAACATGACAAATTGTCAGCAGAAATATCTTACACACAAGCATTGACTGTTACTGACATATTGTCAGGTGTGGTTCAAGTGATAGTTTTGAGGAAATCCTGCAGACACC